AACTAATTGAACACGATGAGGTTGGTGTAACATATTCTGACTATATTATACATAAAACATATGGATATAATAACTATAAAAAATACGAATATAAGTATCCATACTCTAAGTTTGAAATAGAGCGACAATGTATAGTGCATAGCGCAGGTCTAATAAAGAAAAAATATTTGCGACAACTGTAGCTGTAGGGACAGACGCAGTGAAAGCTTATATGGATGCTTTTAATGAGGAAGACACAGAAAAAGCTAGAAAAAAAGCATTAGTTTTACTTAAACAGAGGAGAGTCATGGAAGAAATTGAAAAAAATGTAAAAGATGTAGCTAAAGCTCTAGGGGTAAATCACGAATATGTCCTTAGGTCTTTAAAACATTTAGCTGACTTCAGCGATGACCAAAATATAGCACTTCAATCATTGAAGGAGCTAGGCAAAGCTATAGGAACTCTTGGTGGACAAGTCAAGAAAGTTGAAACAGGAGTTGTCGGAATGTTTCAAGGGTTTAGCCCAGACGAGCTAAAGGGTGCAAGGAGAGAACTTTTAACAGATAAAAAGGAAGTATCGGATGCCTAATACATCAAATTATAAATTTAATAAAAAAGATTATGAAAAAGCCGCTGAGTTGGCAGAAAAGTATAATAGCCGATATGCTGCTGAGGTAATGGGAGTTCATGTAAGAACAATTAGAAAATGGAAAGCTATTGTTAAAAAAGAAAAGCTATTAGATGATTTTACAATAGAAGATACTCCCACAGGTAATGAACCTATAGGAGATTTAATTGAAAATAGAATTAAAAAATATGCATTAAAGAGTGATGCAAAAAATCATGAAAGACTAGTTAATGTAAAAATTAATATAGATGGACCGATTGGTGTAGCTCATTTTGGTGACCCTCATATAGATGATGATGGTACAAATATCGCTGAATTATTAATGCACGCAGATTTAGTTCAGAATACAGAAGGAATGTTTGCAGGTAATATTGGAGATAATCAAAATAATTGGATTGGAAGATTAGCTCGTCTTTATGGAGAACAATCAACTTCAGCTAAAGAGTCTTGGAGACTTACCGAGCATTTTATTTCAAAAGTCGATTGGTTGTATCTAGTGGGGGGAAATCACGATGCTTGGAGTGGAGCTGGAGACCCTTTGGAATGGATTTGTAGTCAAAGCAATGGAATATTTAACAATAATGGAGTTCGATTAAATTTGATATTTCCTAACAAAAAAGAAGTAAGGATAAATGCAAGACATACTTTTGCAGGACATTCAATGTGGAATACTGCTCATGGATTATCAAAAGCTATCCAAATGGGATGGAGAGACCATGTGCTTACAGCAGGTCATACTCATGTTAGTGGATACCAAGTTTTAAAAGACCCATCAACTGGATTGATTTCTCATGCTATAAGAATAGCGTCATACAAAGAATTAGATAGATTTGCTGAGGAGAAAGGGCTACCTGACCAAAATATATTCAAATGCCCAGTAACGATTATAGACCCAACTAAAGCAGACGATGACAATAGATTAATTACAACTATGTTTAATCCAGAGTCTGCTGCTGACTATTTAAAATACTTGAGAAGTAAATAATGCCTACACCTTTCATGTGTCATGACTGCGATAGTCCTACAATGAATAGTGATGGGATATGCGATAACTGTGTCGAGCCTACAACGGCAGACCAATACAATAAGGAATATTATGAGCAAGAGAAAGAGGGAAAAACCAACAATAAAGGAAATCACCCAAGCTATAGTTCAAATACAGGCAACGCAATCAAGCATAATAGATTGGATGAAAAAATTGCAAGAGAGAGTAGAATTAATAGATAATACTTTTGGAGCTTTCATAAGTATGGAAGGTCTTCACGATAAATTGAGTAAGTTCATTCAAAGTGAAATAAAGAAGAAAGAAGAAGATGGCGAACATAAACAGTCAAAACGTAAGCGAAGCAGAAGAAGCACTTCTACTAGCAAGTAAGGATTTAATTGCTTTTGGCAAATTATTCTTGCCTGACGATTTCTTACGAAGTGAGACTCCAGCATTTCATTTTGAAATGGCAGACTCTATTGATAATAAACAATGTAAACAGTTGGCTATTATTCTTCCTAGAGGTCATGGTAAAACAGTTCTTACTAAGGCTAGTATAATAAAAGATTTTTGTTTCCTTGATGAAGATATGCACTTTTATGCTTGGGTGTCTGCTACACAGAAACTTTCTGTTGGAAATATGGATTATATTAAGTATCATTTTGAATATAACGAAAAAATTCTTTATTATTTTGGAAAGCTAAAAGGAAGGAAATGGACTGAGGAAGATATAGAATTAACAAATGGTTGTAAACTTATTAGTAAAAGTAATGTAGCAGGTATTAGAGGAGGAGCAAAGCTTCATAAGAGATACGACCTAATTATACTTGATGACTTTGAACATGAACAAAACACTATTACACAAGATGCAAGAGCTAAAAATGCGAACCTTGTCACTGCTGTTGTTTATCCTGCTCTTGAGCCTCATACCGGTCGTCTACGGGTTAATGGTACTCCTGTACATTATGATTCATTTATTAATAATCTTCTTACTAGTCATGCAAAAGCTAAGAAGGGGAATAAAGAATTTGCTTGGAAAGTTATAACCTATAAAGCTATACAAGACGATGGTTCTCCATTGTGGTCTAGTTGGTTTCCTATAAGCAAATTAGAAGAGAAGAAGAAGTTCTATAGAGATTCTGGGACTCCTTCTAAATTTTATCAAGAATATATGATGGAGGTTCAAAGTGAAGAAGATGCAGTTTGGACATATAAACATATCCAATATTATGATGGATTTTTTGAAAGACATGACTCGCAAAGCTACATTAGTATCGATGGGGAAAGGATTCCTGTTAATACTTTTATTGGTTGTGACCCTGCCACTGACATTGATACTAAGGAGTCTGACTTTTCTGTTATCATGGTTGTTGCGGTGGATGTCAATAATAATCTATACGTCTTAGAGTATGAAAGGCACAGAAGTATTCCTACTTTAGGAGCTAAAGATAAAAAAGGTAAAATAATCGATAAAAAAGGAGTTGTTGATTATATTATGGAACTTCATGAGAAGTATAATTGTACAAGCTCCACAGTGGAAGATGTAGCTATGAATAGGTCGGTATTTCAAGCTCTCAATGACGAGAGAAGAAGGCTAAACAAATTTAATATCGCTGTTATCCCAGAGAAGCCAGGAGGGACTCAGAAGAGAAATCGTATTTATAGTGGTCTTTCTGGTCGCTTTTCGCTAGGGGCAGTATTTATTAAAGAGAATCAGTTTGATTTAATTAACGAAATTGTTACATTTGGACCGAGAATGGCACACGATGATACCATTGAGGCTCTATATTATGCGAATTTATATGCATTTCCTGCTAATTTATCGCAAAATAAAGAGAAAAAGTGGCAAAAAACTAGAAAAAAAGCCAAAAGTTGGGTGGTTGCATAATGATTAGTATTTCACAGATGAAATCTTTGATTAAAAGTACTTGTTCTCAAATGGGGGATAAGTTTGCTTCAGATGATGCCGTTAATCTTGTATTAGCTACTGGTATTGTAGAGAGTCGATATGAGTATATTAGGCAAATGGGTGATGGACCAGCGAGGTCATTTTGGCAAGTAGAAGCAGCTACAGCAGTAGACAACTTAGCTCATTACCTAAAACATAGAAAAAAATTAATGTCTAGATGTGCAGAAGCAAGTTTAGTTGATTTAAAGCATTGGCAGAACTTAGATGAGAGGATATGGGAAGAAATATTAGAAAAGAACATAGCTGCAGGTATTGTTCATTGTAGATTAAAATATTGGAGAGTTCCCAAAAGAATGCCTAACACGATTGAGGGAATGGCGAATTATTGGAAAAAATATTATAACACAGAGCAAGGGAAAGGAAATCCTGAGCATTTTATTGATGCTTCTAGGAAATATCTAACGTAATGGCAAAAAGAGGTAGAAAGAAAAAAGCAGAGGTAATCCTCGATTTATGGAGGAAAAGTAATAATTATTCAAGAAGAAAATGGTATAACGATAGTCAAGCTGCTAATGACTTTTATTTAAACGACCAATTAACTCAAGACGAAAGAGATGCGATAATAGAGTCAGGGATGCCAGATTTTATTATAAATAGAATCACACCTGCTATTGATATTATGAAATATTTTGTTACTGCTAATAATCCAAAATGGCAAGCAATAGCTTCAGAAGGAAGTGACGCAGATGTTGCTCAACTACATAGCGCAGTTTCTGAATATTGTTGGCATCTATCAGGTGGAAAAGGATTATTTGGTCAAGTAATACATGATTCTCTTGTAAAAGGATGTGGATATTTTGCAATTACTGTAGACCCTGATGCTGATAGAGGTATGGGAGAAGTGATGTTTACATCAGTCGACCCTTATGATATTTATATAGACCCTAGTTCTAGAGATATTATGTTTAGAGATGCTTCTTATATAATAATTCAAAAGAATATGCCGAAAGACCAGCTTATTAAACTTATGCCTCAATATAAGGCTAAAATTAATAAAGCAAGTGGTTCTCCTGAATCTAAGCAAACATCTTCTAGAGATAAAGAGGCTAGCCAATCTATACAACATAGTGATATAAATTGGGCTGATATTTACGACCCTGAGACTGGTGAAAATCAAGAAATGATTGATTTCTATGAGTGTTATGCTAGAAAAAAAGTTGCTATGGTAAATGCTTATATAAAGAATCCTCCTTCTCCAAAGCAGATGAACGCTATTCGTGAAGAGGTTGAGAAAGAAACTGAGATACTTCAAGAAGAATTAAAAGTACAATTACAAGAAAAAGAATTAGAATTACAAACCGCTGTTGAAGCTGGTGAGATGATTCAAGAAAGAGCATCGCTAGAATTAGAAAAATTTCAAATGGAGGCTCAACGCCAAATCGAAGAACAACAAGCTAGTTTGCAAAGCAAACTAATTGATGCTAAAGGTAGAATAGAGCAAACTGTTATGGATAAAAAAGTCTTCGACAATTTGCTTGAAGATGCAAGTTTTTCTCAACAAGTTGTTGACGTAGTTGAATTTTTTCAAACAAGAATAATGCTAACTTGCACAGCAGGAGATGCTTTTCTTTATGAACAAGAATTAGATATAGAGGATTATCCTATAGTTCCAGTACCCTACACACATACTGGGACTCCATATCCAATGGGTGCTGTTACTCCTATGATAGGAAAACAACAAGAAATAAATAAAGCACATCAGGTTATGATTCATAATGCAAATTTAGCTTCTAATCTTAGGTGGTTATACACAGAAGGCTCTGTTGATGAAGAAGAATGGGAGAAGTATTCATCTGCTCCAGGAGCTATGTTAAAATATAGACAAGGGTTTGAAGTTCCAACACCCGTGCAACCTACTCCTATAAACAATGCATTTTATACTATTACTCAAGAAGGAAAGTCGGATATAGAGTATATTTCTGGCGTTGCTTCTCAAATGCAAGGAGTTGGGCAACCTCAACATGATACTTATAGAGGGATGTTAGCACTTGATGAGTATGGAACAAGAAGAATTAGACAATGGACTAATAATGTTGTAGAACCAGCTCTTGAACAATTAGGTAAGATATTTAAAATAGTAGCTCAACAAACATATCAAGCTAATAAAGTATTTAGAATTGTTCAACCTGAAGCTGGAGCATCTGATGCAGAAGTAAACTCTGTAGAGTTAAATATCCCAATTTATAATGATTTTGGAGATGTTGTAGGAAGATGGAATGACTATGAAACTGCTAGGTTTGATATAAGAATTGTTGCAGGCTCAACTCAACCAATCAATAGATGGGCTTTGCAAGATGAATATTTTAAATGGTTTGAAGGTGGACTTATTGATGATATTGCCATGGTAGAGGTAACAGATATTAGAAATAAGAAACAACTCTTAAAGAGAAAATCATTATATAGTGATATGCAAAATCAATTAGCTCAAATGGAGCAAAACATAAAAGAATTACAAGGAGAGAATGAAACTCTCGAAAGACAGATAGTACAGGCAGGAATAAAACTGAAGATAAATGAAGGCGACAAGGCTAATCAGCAACAATATATGCAGACAGAAGCAGAACAAAAACTGACTAGACAAGTGTTGAAAATGACTCAACAGGAGGCTAGAAAAGAAGTTCAGAAAGCAAAAAAAGAAGCAGTTGATTCAAATAAGAAATAAATCTAAATTATTAACATGAAAAAGGAGCAAAAATGAGTGAACAACAAGCAATAACTGACAACTCTGGTGATGTAGATGTTTCTGCATTGGAAGACCCAGTTGCAGTTGAACCTCAAGAAGCTGATGATTTTTTTAACCA